CTTAATCCTCGTCATCCTCATCCTCGTAGGGCGAGTGATCGGGATTGGTGACCGACCAATCGGGCAAGGCGGGTCTATGGAACGTGCTAGTCACGTAATCCATACCTTGCTCATGTGTGAAGCCATGACGTAATAGGGCTAGATAGGCTTCATGCACCTCAATAGCCCACACGTCAAGCGGGGTTAATGGCTCGCGCTTATCTCGTTTAGCCCGCGCAGCTTTAGCGCGGCGTAGGTTAGCGAGTTCTCTTTTTGATAGTTTTTTTGCGCTCATGTGTCAATAACTCCATTACCATAGTTTCCAGTTTGAACAAACGCTGTTCGTACTGTGAAAGCATTGGTGGTAACTCATGGTGAATAATGTACCGCAAACCACCGATAAGTAAGGCTGCTATGGAAAGACACGCCAGAACAAATGCTGCCCACTCTGTTGGGTTCATCGCCGACCGAAAGCTGGATCGTTAGGGTTTAGCCAGCGGATTAGCACAGGCGCACTTGCACTTACAGCACTTGTCAAGATTGTTTTCCAATCCAAACCCACCGCTAGATAGCTTGCTAGAGCTGCTGCTAGAAAGGATCTTGCCCAGCTTGCGCCGATTGCTTTTAACTGTTCCATTTATAGGCTCTCCTGTTAGTAGAGGAATCCGAAACATACTCCGGTCGTTATCGCCCAATTTTGTAAAACTAACGTGGATATGCGTTTTGTGCGGGTTAATGCCGTCATACTTGCGCCACTTATAGTTACGCTTCCAGCTTGCTATCTTGCCGTTAAAGATTATGTAAGAAACTCGCTTATCAGATCTGGCAAGTAGTCGTAACTGATCAGCAAGGTCGAACGCCTCGGATTTGTGCGATCTAAGATCAGCATCGATATCGAGGGCACGTACAATGCCTTCAGCAGTAGGATTGTGATCGGACTTACGAGCTGCATGCTTCGCATCACCGAGCCACCCATCCGAAGTTCTATCTCTATCGGGGAACGCATCGTCTATTTGCTCGCGAAGCTGTTGCCCTGCTTTGCACAGTTTGGCCATATCCTACGAGATTGTGCCGTTTTCCTCTGCATCTGGGTTTTCTAGCCAGCGCAAATAACGTTGATAATCAGAGTTAGCAGGGTCGTTTGGTATTGAAGTCACCGAGCCATCTTCATTAAAACGATTGACAGTTGGTTGCCCATCTTCATTAGTAATTTCTTCGTATTTTTTCATTATAACTCCGCGCTAAAGTCAATAAAGCCTGTGCCATTTGCGGCTCTTAATTGTGACAACGCTCCGATTGTTAAACCTGAAGCAACATCAACAGTAATATCCAACATTGAGCCTGTTACGTTTCCGAATCCTATGGCTGAAGCATTGGTATTGGTTGGCGTTGCGCCGTGTTGCAGGGTGAAATCGGTGACGTTTGAAGCCGTAACCGAAGGCGAACCTCGAAAAGCAACAGGGAAATAAAGCGGAACGATTGACCTTGTGGTGCTGGAATTGAAACCATTACCAATTCTGTGGCCTGTGCTTTGACTAGATATTCTGTAAAAATATCTCATAGCCGCGGCTAACTCGCCTTGAAGTGTGCCAGTTGCGGTTTGAAACGCGGTGGCTACGTTGCCCTGTTCTACTTGCAAACCCCAAACTTGGAAGGTTGCAGACTGTAAACCGATGCTTCCTGATATGCTGTTAAAGGTAGAACCAGCAGAAAAAAACAATTCCGCCGAAACCCAATTATCAGTCGATGAAGTGCTTGTTGTCGCTGGCAAAGTGAAATTAACCGAGTAGCGATTCCAAGTGGTGGAAATTGTTACCGCCTGTCCTGTCAAACGCCCGATGTTTCCTTGTTCCATATTAACACCGATTTTTGGTGTGCCGCTGGTTGCTTTAGCCCAAAAAGAAACTGTAACTGTATTGCCCGCTAATGTCCTTCTATCCTCTATACGCTGTGAAACAACCAAAAGGCTTCCCGCATCTGCGCCGCTAGTTGTTGCGACTTGTAGGAAAAAGTTAGGCTCAACGCTGTAATTTGTATTAGTCGAAAATGGTGCACCTGCTGAAAATGCTTGTCGGGTAATGTTCATTGATGCGCCAGTACCAGCGACAATAGTTAAAAACCTGTCTGTGCAATACGCTCCATTGGCTATGGAGTTAAAAGTTGTTCCCCGTTGCCAGATATTGAAATCACCATTTATGATTTTGTTCTTACCAGCAGGAAAATTACTCTGCCAGCGTAGTCCTGTGCTAGCGGCAGAATCCGCGACAAGTGTGTCACCATTTGAGCCGACTGCTAAGCGAGCAGGTGTATCGGCTGCCGTTGCGGTGATTAAATCACCTTTGGCATCTACGATAGTGTTTTGAATAGCATTAGGATCATCTGAAGCTACCCACGCAGATCCGTTGTAAACCTCAACAGCGTTAGTGTCTTTGAGGTATGAAATCATACCCTCGGAAACTACGCCGGTTAATGCTGTGGTACGTGCTGCCGCATCGGCAAACACCATCACAGTTTGTTCCATTAGATACGTGTTTACCTGAGCTGCGGTTAATACGTCACCGGTATTAAACAGCTTATATCCTGCACCTGCCATTGTTTCTCCTTAGTAGCTCAGCACGTCTTGGTCTAGTATACCTGAAATGCTTGAATCTAACACGAAGCCAGCCAATAAAGGCTCGCTCGTAAATAGTGTGGTCATCCAGCTTGCTTTTGTAATATCGTGGTGAATAGCGTTTACAAGGCTAGGCTGTGTAACGCTAGTAGATCCGGGCATGGTTTTGGTAACTAGCACACCATCTAGCAGTTCTATATCTACGCCAGCCAAAGGCTTATTAGGGTTAGCATCATCGTAAAGATTGAGCTGGATGCTATCTATGCGCACCTCAGGGTCTTTACGTGTAGCTAGGATGCCCTGAGCCTGATTTAGTGCCTCTGTGTCGGTCTGAACCAATATGCCTTCACGTGTGCCTGAGTGTAGGAAAAACTTATCAATAGATGCCTGGTCAAACGCGTTTTGAGGTGTGCCGTTAAGCCTGGTTATTGTTACGTCATTAATCAGGTTTGTATCGTCAAATTCGACCATCGCATTGGTGTAGCTGATATTTGTGCCATTATCGCTAAAGGTATAGGCAGCGGTGGCAGGTATAGTGATTAGATTGTCACGGCTAATGAAATTGACTGAGCCTTCAGCATCGACAAAGATACCGCCAAACTCGCTATTTTCTACTGTTTGTAAAGCCTCTAGAGCGTTCCTAGAGGTGCCAGGATCAGCTTGAAGGGTAGAATCACCAGTATCTATGTCACGAAGGCTTACAGGCCAATCTATTGCATCTAGAAGGGCATTTACGCGGGCACCTGAGAGCTGTCCAGCCGGTGCGCCTGTAACTGTGCTTATTGCGCTACCCGCCAGTAACTTAAAGCCATCCACGCATTGAAGCGTGACTGTGCTCAAATCCTCGTTACCTTGTCTAAAGCCTGTGTCATAGTTGGTTATGAAGCCTGAGTAAATGTAATAGTCAACGCCTAAATAGGTGGCGTAAATGATTATCTGGCGTAACGGCACAAGGTTAGGGTAATAAGACCCTGCCGGGTTCATCGGGTTCCAGTCACCATTTTGATCGTATAAAACAACAGTAGCGGTGCCGGGTTCAAACTTACTGGTAATGCGGTTACGGCCTCTGCGTATGGCTACGCGGGTGACTAAGTCAGTAACCTCAACAGGTAACGTGCCAGAGCCTAAGCGGTTAGTGCCTATTATGCCCTCAGTTGCGCTACCCAAAATAAGCGGGTTAGTTTCAAAAGCTGTATCGCTGTCGAAATCGACAAACACACGTAACGTAGGTGCTGGCATTAGATAGCGGTGCTGCTAAATAGCAGACCCTTTCCAGTCTTTTGGTATTCGTACTGTATGTCGGTGATTTGTTCAGCTAGGTCTTGTGCGGATATGACCGAACCTTCTACCACTACGTTAATTTCAGTTATTGGCACCCCTGCGCCTATGGCACCCTCTACCGATTGGTTTAGGTATTCATTAGCTAATTCCAAACCTGCCAAAGCAGCGGCTAATTCAGCAGCGGCTAAGCTTTCAGTTAAAACAGAGGCACCGGTTTGATATTCCAAAGCAGCGCGCATGCCTTCCTCAGCAGCGACTTTTTCCTCAGGTGTGCTTGCATTGGCAATAGCGGCAGCGGCATCCTCAACAGCTTTAGCCGCATCTGCCGTAGCAATAGCAGCAAAGTTAGTAGATGCCTGTGCAGCCTCAGAGTAAGCCGTAGCCTTGTCGCTTTTAGCAGCCAATACAGCGGCATTAGCAGCGGTTCTAGCATTGGCTATATCTTGCAACATACCGCTAACTAGCTTTTGGTTCATGTTTAAGCTGTTTTGCAGGTCTGCTATAAGTTTTTTGGCATTAGCAAAATAGCCATCCCACTCAGAGAAAGGATCACCGGCCTTTAGGTCTATCAGCGTTTCAGCAAGTGTTTCTGTTTCAGTCTTTAGCTTTTGTAGCTCATCCATGAGCTTCTCAGCCTTATCGACATCCTGCTCAGCTATGGCTTGCTTAATATCCTCGATAAGCATTAATTGTTTTACGCGCTCTTGTTCCTCAGCGGTTAATCTGCCTTGCATAGCGGCCGCTAGCTGTATGCGGGTTAAATCAAACTTCTTTTCCTTTTCCATCAACATAATGGAAATGCGCTTTAGGCGGTTAGCCTTTTCCTGCTCGCGTAAAGATTTGCTGCGTAAACGCTCAAGCTCTTTTTCACGCTTAATTCTTTCTTCCTCAAGCTTTGCCATTTTTGCATCAAGGGCAGGCTGACCAACACCGGCAGTTGGGAAAAACAGCGGTCTTTGTCCTTTGCCTAAATCCATGAGCATATTGAGTAGCTTCATGGCTTGAGGGAACTGGCTTAGATATTGCAGCTGATCCAAGAAAGGTATGCGTTGCTGAATCGTTGAAACTAAGATGCCTACGCCTCTAATGGCATCGCCAGCGGCTAAGCCAAAGTTTTCCATCGCGGTGGTTGCGCCACCAATGCCACCTTCGCCAATAAGCATAGAGAAGCTGTCTAACAAAGCACCGCCGACAGTTTCCTGCATACGATCATAAGAAACGTTAATTAGCTCTAGCTTGCCTGCATAAGTTTCAAGGTAGGCTGCGCGCTGTCCTGCAAATTGCTTATTTAATAATTCCTGAACTTTTTCAAAGCTAGTAGTTTTTAACTCAGCTTTGCTTAAGCCTAGATTGTATTTAGATAATGCTGAATTGTTACCTAAGTAGGAACGGCTAAGATCCTTAATAACAGTCTGTAAATCGACACCGGAACCCGCTGCAACATCAATAGCAGTATTGAGAATATCCTGAGATTTGTATACTGAGCGTGTGGTTTGTGCCAAAGTCTGAAACGCAGGGCGCAAATCATCTTTTAATACAGCTGTTTGTTTCTCAAGCGTGTCGAGATAACGCTCTACCTCTGGAGTAGCAAAACCTAAATTAACGCCTTTAAGTGCTTGCTCAAATCTGATTGCGGCTTGCTCATCATCTATGAAGGCCTTCATAGCAGCACGGCCAAAATTGATTACCTGCTGTGTAGAGAAAACCGCAGCGATAGTGCCGCCTAGTTTCTTAAACTTATCGTCTAATGTGCTTGTGGCTTTCTCAGCCTTTTTGAATCCTTTTTCCTTAAACTCTGAGGCTATATCAATGCGAATCGTAGACATTATGCAGCCTTCCTAGTTGTGGCACGTTGTTTAAATAATCTGGATGCTTTGTCAATTGCCTTAAAGGTAGCATCTAAAGCCTTGCCGTTGTTTTCAGCATAAGCAGCATAAAGCAGGCGGCCGCGGCCTCTATCGAATTTATCGTATTGCTTCAGCGGGCCTATATCGTTCATAGCACCTACAAATATGCGACCAGCACCGGGATTGTTTGAACTGCCATACTTAGCCGAATCGCCTGTTTTTTTATTACCTAATTGTGTGCGACCATAAGGATTAACACGGCCAGCCCACTCAATAATCATACCCGCAGCAGACTTATTAAATAACGAATAAAGGCCGGCAAAGCCTTGACGATTGCGCTTTTGTCTGCCCAAAGAATATGTCAAACCTCTACGGATTAAACCGCTGTCGTATTGTGGAAAAGCTCTGTCACGACCCGGAATACGTGAGATTGGTTCTCCACCTTTGGTATTCCAGTTATATAAATTGCCCGGTGCAGATCCCGGAATTTTGCGCTTAGCATCATCTGTGACTTCTTTTAATGCCACTTTGATTTCAGCGTTCATTTCTTTCAACAGGTCAGGCGCGTATTTTTTCAAAGCTTTCTTAAGCTCTGGAACCCCGCTTACCACGACTGGCATTTTTTCTGTCCTCTGCCTGTTTCTTTAGAACTTCATGGAACGCTTTAAGTAAATCACGATCCATATTAATGAACTCACTAGGCGCAATTCCCGTATGTATCGACAGCTGAGCTATCTGATACGTACGAGAATCACGCGTTAGCCATTTGGGCTATCATCCCCTAGAACCTCAACAGCCTTTAAGGTTTCTAGAAACTTATCACCAAACAGCTTGACATCTGGCGCACCTGCTCTACGCAAGCACTCCCAAGCAAGCCAATAAATATCGCTCTGTTTCTGATCCTCGCGGAAAGCGCGGTAGAAACCTTTCTTAGCGTATTGCTCGAAAGCGTACTCAATAGCTGGAGTAATCTCATGAACACTCTCTGTGCCATCTGCCCTAGTTACTTTTAGACTTGCCATTTTTGCCCCTTTTTATTTAATTAGAACGTGCCTGTGCTTGCTGCTGTTACTGCTGAGTTTACTGTGAACGTAATGTCCATTGTACTCATATCGCCGACAGCTCCGTTAATGGGTGTTAGGTTGTTGACCAACAAATCACCACTATACAACAAGTTTTCTGCGCCGACTGCTACACCTGAATTGTTTACGGCTTTCCATGCAACAGTTGTGCCATAAGCAGCGTTTAGTGTCGCTAGAACTTCACCGGTAGACTGGTCATTTAAAAACGACACAGTAAGGGTTGCAGATTCCAAGCCCTTTACGAACTTGTGAGCTGTGTCACCCATAGCAGTTACTTCAAGCTCATCAAAAGCTTGATTTAGAGTAATGCTTGTTACGTGGTCGCTAAGATCGACATTGTTGATCTTTAGCCCGACCTTATTGTTTAGAAAAACAGCCATTTGCTATTCCTCGTCTTTCTTAGCGGTTGTGGTTGGTTTTGGTTTTTCCGCGGGCTTAACCTGACCGATTTTAGTCAAGAAACGCTCGCGCTCTTTGTCATTATCAGCCATTTTGTTAGCTCCAATCGGATAGAACGCTGATTGATACTTCACCGGATAGCAGATCGCCCGCTACTCCAGTCAAGACTGCTGGCGCACTAAATGTGCCTATTGAATAAGCGATGCTCGAGGCCTCTAGCTTATTTACAATGTTTAGGTAGTAATCCTCAATGTTTATCAAGTTACCTTGATTATCAAACATAGGTGCTAATACTACCAACTTAAAGTTTACTTTTGGCTTAACTGTTTTGTAGTGGTCATTAGATGGCTCAATATAAGGATCGCCAGGTTGCACTACGATTGAGTTAGCAAGGGGAGTGGCAGGTGGGAAGGAAAACACCTGCCACGCCGCATTATCAGCTAGCGCAGTCGCGATGGTTCCACGTAGGGTAGAGATTGCTGACATTACCCGACTTGACCGCCC